ACCCCCGCCAGGAATCTCTACACCAATATTTTTTGGAGATCCACTACCACCAGTGTCATACTTAGTGTGACCAGGATGTGCAACAGCATTTCCACCACCCTGACGTAATACACCTATAGGACTAACAACATCATTTTCTGCTGGATGTACTGCAGAATTATTAACAATCTCGCCTTTCTTTAATACTTGATTTGTGAAAGATAACTTCCTTTCAGACTTTGTAGAATCTGATTTATTAACGCGCATCACACCTAAGACGATGGGCATCTGTGCCATCTCACCGTCCATAAAGAAACCTAGGACAATCGCACCTGGTTGCAACTGACCAGAACTTTCGCCCTGACCATCATTACCTGCCTGAGAAGTATGTTGCAATACAGTTGCCCAAGGTAAACTTGCCGTTGGTAGGTCTGCAAGTGTTCCACCTGCAAAGTTAGTGTAATATCCAAGACAACGAACTTTAACACGCCCCAATTCCATAGGGTCTTCGTTATCTTCTACTTCACCAACCCACCAGAAAAATCCGTCCTTACCGACGAAATTTACCTCAGATTCGCTAAAGATGCCGTCAGCAAGTGCCGCCATTATTTTAAACTACTTTTTTAGTATTTATCGACGTTGCTCAACGTATGACCGAAAAGCTTCTGCCATGTCTCTATACCCCTGACCGACATATATTTGCCCTGAGACAACTGCAACTGTAGCAGCGCCCCAGAACCAATAATACCACTGAGTTTTTACTTGATGTAGTTGTTTTCTTTTAACCATTCTTCAGTCATAGGTGTAGGATCGTAATCAGTCCACATAGTGCCACGAGCACAGGACTCCAATGCTTCCTGTGTCATACTCTCAGTTTTACCTGCCCAGGTTGCTTCTGCTTCCCAGGGTTGTGCATGTGCAGGATAAGTGCGCTTGACCATCTCTTTCCAAATCATAGGCACATCTTCTTCATTCTTGATAATAGCAATCATGTTATTCTCGATGGTTCCTGCCATACAATCCTGTGCAGCGTGCCATCCCTCATGACGCACAACGCTCATGAGTACATGTGGGCGATACACATATGTGCGATTAAGATAGAAGTGATTACTTACAGTATGATAGACACCACGATGTCCTACAGGAAAATACTTTTCATCAGCAAGGTGAACATGAACACCAATTTTATTGAAGGCAATCATGATTTGATCAAACTCTTCCTTGACTGCATCCCAATTGGATTGTGGAAATGCATGTTCGAGATCAATGGATGAGTAGATGCGTTCTACATCATCAGTGCATTCTTTAAGAAGCATACAACCCATAGCGTCCATGGTATAGTATCCCTTAGTGGGTTCTGCATTTACTGCAATACCATGTGCTAAACCAAACAGAAGACCGCTGAGAATAGCATTACGAAGTTTCATTAGATGTCATAGCAAGTTGACAATGGGCGAAGAGGGGATCGAACCCCCGACCGACTCGGTGTAAACGAGTAGCTCTACCGCTGAGCTATTCGCCCTTTCTTTTAAATTTATATGGGTTGTTAGAACCCCAAATCATTTCACCATCAGAGTTATATCCCTGATCACATGTATGAATTTTATCACCAAAAAGGATCATCATAGAATTAACTCGATGACCCTTTTTGTCAATACAACTATCACCAATGATGTTTCCAATCCACTGATGACCATTGAATACAAACATCATATCACAATTTTCGGATCTTGTCCAATCTAAGTGATAGTTCTCAACCTTTACTTCAGTATCTGAGATACGGTTGATTTTATGATACCGTTCCCTATAGGGAGAATAAGGTGTTTTTCTATAGAAATTTCTTGAGTGCAATCCACCATCAATCTGATCCCATACCAATTCTACTGAAGAGTACATGATGGGATCGGATTGTGCTTGGGATACGTTAGTCCAATGTCCAAGTAAGTAATTCTCAAAGCTCATAGAATGTTTCTGAACCACTCACATGGTTATTATAAAGGGATACCAATTAGGTGTCAAGTCAGTCTTCGTAAACTAAACACTCTGGTTCGGAAGGATTCTGATCGCAATACAATTCTAAGTATGATGGATCGTGATGATCGCCCGCTTCGATTTCTTTTTTGTGATGCTCAACATACTCCTCTAGGTCATGCAGTTCGCCTTCAATATGACGACGCATTTGAGGATTTGTGTTTGGATTATCGAGAATTTCCTTATCCTTCTCGATGTGCTTTTCGATGCTTTCCATAGGTTTGTATACTAATGATACGATATTATTTATTTGAGAATAGAATCTTTCATTAATTCTATTGCCGTCTCTATCTTACCCACTGTGGCACTATGTGTCAACCGAACTATCATGTAACGCCCACTATAGCGTCTATCAGTTGGAACTGTAGTGCCTGACTTGAATGATCCAGGTAGAGTAAGATGAATACCACCACCTGCATATAAGTCTATATTGCCAGGAATTCTAACTAATGCTTTTAGATTTTTAAGAGTTTCAACACGCATATACTGATATGCTTGCAATTGAACCAATTCTTGATAATTTTTCTGAGGATTATTTTTATATTTTGGATCAAATGCTTGACTAGGTAACATGCAATAGCGAACCCGTTTTGGTTTATTAAAAATAGATTGAATCTCAGTATCCATTTGAGTATGAGGATTTGTAGTTTCCTTAGGATCTAAGTGCTCCATCTTTGCCCAAGTATCTTTCAAAGAATATTCATATGCTAATTTGGAAATATCATTACTCAAACCCATAGAAGATGCTGTAATATTAACTGGATCAAATCCAACACTATACCCAGCGATTGTTCCATGACGTTGAGCAACTAAGTTCTTGTGTTCTTCAGGAAAACTGATACCATTGATAGTATAGTTATCTAATTCTTCATTAATGTTTTTAGGTGCATATGAATATCTGTACAATCTCTTAGTATTTGTTCTAGTATTAGTTTCAACTTCTTTCATATTATTGATATCTTCAATTAGACCATCAATAGATCTAAAGTTATATCCTTGCGAATTCTCATAGAACAAGAATCCGTTTTGAAGCACACCACCCTTCGATGATTTACGAACACTTCTATCAGTCAACCAATAGACAACATCTAAAGGTCTCCAATTAGGAATAATAAATGAATGTTTTGATATTGTTTCTTCTACAAAAACATCTTTATTAGATCCTAGATATGAATTATTTTTGAGTAACGTTTTGACAATAGTTTCAGTTCTAGTATCTTTATTAAAAATAACTTCAGATGATCCAAATACGTTTACAGATTCATTTTTGACAAATTCATCTGATAATGCATTTACCTGAAACATTTCAGTGTTATTCTTATCTTTAACACGATTGAAAACACCAGTAGTTCTGAAAAAATAAGTTCTATCTGCTAGACTGGTAAAAACTTCTAACTTAATAACTTCACTTCCTGTGAAAATACCTTGAAGACCTGCTGCATCTTGAAAGATAAATTCTGCTTCCATTGTTGCAAGAGAAATATCTTCGGTGATACTCCAACCTCTACAAAAATCTAATAAATTGAAATCTGTTCCATCACTCGCAAGTCGCTCACCGTTCCTGAAAACACTGAGTTTCCACTCAGCTTCACCTGGCGTAGTTCTTTGAATCGTCATGAGAATACACTGCCTCCAGTCTTATTTAAGCCAGAATTAATAATCTGTGCCATGGCACCACCGATAGATTGAGTAATCTTATTACCACCACCAGTTAAAGTACCACCTCTAGCACCTTGACCAGCAGCAAGGTTAGCGATAGCAGATTGTGCTGCTGCAACAGATGCTCTTACCTGAGCATTTGCTGATTCAACTGCTGCCATGGTTTGTTGAACGGTTTGCTGAGCACGATCATTCATTTGTGCTCTTGCATATTGTCTCTGTTGTGTTACTTTTTGAATTTCTGCAGATTCACGTTTTTTAGTTTGTTCTTGTCCTCCGAAATTAATTCCTGTATTGGCACCTTTCTGTCCACCCATTCCTAATAACGCCATAAGAGGATTACCCTCCATAGCGCCTCTTTCAGCGGCACTATCATTCAAACCATGTTCAGGAACACCACCAGATCCACCACCAACTTTACTGTCACTAGCACCGAAAGGATTTTGATAGTAACCAGAACCTCCAGCTTTTCTTTGTGCAGTGAAACTTCCAACATTCATAGCACTCTTATTCGCACTACCAGAAGCCTGGAACAGATTACTCATACCACCGCCTAACGTTGGCATTGGCATTTGATATGGTTTTGTTGGAGATGTTTTACTTGGGGTTCCTGATCCACCAGTTCCTGTGCCACCTGTAAATGGATTATTTTTGATCAAATCCATGAATTTAGTACTACCAAATCCACTCAATGCACCACTGAACATACTACCAGCACCACCGCCTTGTGCTTCAACTGCCTTTCTCATTGCCTGATACTGACCATCAGTCATCTGTGCTCCTTGAGCAGACTGAGCACCACCAAGATCACCAGTTGTCTTTTCAGCAGCAGTTGCAATAGCTAGATCTGGATAACCATAATTACCAGGGGGTTTTCTCTTCTTACCGTAGAACCAAGAACCCCAATCGTCCATGACAATTGATTGTAACTTATAATTAGATCTACCAGAATAAAGCATCTCCGCAAAAGACTTCAGTTTAGATCTCTGCTGTTGCGGATCACCCTGATAGTTATTCATATTCATTGCAATACCTTGGGCATGAAGCGGACCACGAACTGCTTCTCTACCAGCTGGTGAATATCCTTTGGTGTTAGGACCATCTTCACTCCAGTTATTTCTTCTGAAGAATCGATGGTTGAATACCGTCATACCTTGAGTAAGACCCATTCGACCAATTTCTTTAGCCTTCTTAGGTCCAGCACCATCTAATGCAACACCTTCACCACCAGCAGCAGGAGCAGCGTTTCCTACACCCATAGCGCCAGCAGTGCCTTGCATTGCTCCCAGTGACTCTTGCATACTACCTGGGAGCAGTGACAATGGAGATTCTTGCCCTAAAGCAACTGCCAGCATCTGAGGAAGTTTACCACCAAGTAAGTTTTGCTTACCGAACAGATGCAATCCTCTTGCTAATAATTCAGGTAATTTCTCACCAAAAGTCTTACCATCTTGCTTGAATAGTAAATCACCAATATTTACAGCGCCATTTACAAAATCTTGTGCATCTCTACCAAATAATTTCTTACCTTTTAAGAATTCAAATGCAATACCAGCACCACCACGAATTACATCGTACCAGTTTGCAGAACCATCTTCATTACTTCCACCACCACCAAAGATGGTTTGGAACATATTACCAATAGCATTTCCCTTGCCTTGCTGCCCAAACAATCCACCAATTAAAGATCCAAGTGCTCCACCTTGTTTAGAGAAACCTTTGAGGATACCACCAAGACCACCCTTAACCGAACCATTGTCATTATAATCAAATCCAAATAACTTATTACCAGTAACCATTGCGGCATACTGAGTGCCGCTGGCGAGAGGACCCATTCCAGAGGTCTCATCACCACTTCTATATCTTGTTTCACCGCCGCCAAATATATTGCCAAAATTAAATGTTGGCATTGTAGTCTTAGGAGCGTTCCAATCATATTCAAAGTCTGAAGATATCCCATATCCGCCAGTATTAAAGGCACTACCAAAATCTAGACCACTAGTCTTTGGCGCACTACTCCCGCCACCAAAAAGACCACCTAAGAATCCACCACCGCCACCACCGCCACTGCTACTACTCTTGCTACCGCCGCTGAAGAAGTTACCAATACCTTTGACAGCACCACTGATTGCCTTACCAATGCTACCGAAGAACATTCCATCTTTACCTGCTGCCCCAGAGACAGAAGATCCACCAGGAGAATACCCAGATGCTTTAGGCAGACTCTTAGGAAGATCAAATCCTGCCATATGCGCCATCTGCATATTAGCAAGCGTTGATCCTGAAGAGTTGAATGGAATAACGTATGAGTTACCTACACTATCCTTAGAGATGTACTCTAGACCGTGACCGATAAAGTCGGGACGATGACCCGACATTGATGCTAGATATCCAGACTCAGGACCATTGATCCATCCACCACTGGACATCTCTTTGAGATTAAATCCGCCCTTTAGTGCTTCCCTAATCCTCTTATCAGTTAGTCCAGGATCTTTAATCGTGTCTGGTGTTTCAAACGGGATGACAAATGCATCACCACCAGGTTTCTGTGCTACAAACTCTCTGCCATGACCAATGAAATCAACACCCCTACCATCTAAGGTTACGGGATATCCTCCCATAGGTCCATCGATGTAACCACCTTCAGATCTTCTTCCGAATCTTGGGAATCTAAATCTGGGTGTCTTCTTTGGAACTGGTTTGGTTTTGACTGGTTTTTTACCACCACCAGTCGTTCCAACTGGACCACCCTTACCTGCTGCTGTTTTTAATTTCTTATGTCTTGTTTCTAAGTTCTTATTAAAGTTAGTAAAGACATTTTTAAATGCAGCAATAGTCTTTCCTGGTCTCAGCAGGAAATTCATTCCTAAGAATGCTGCACCAATAACACCAAATGCCTTTAAGAATCCTGTTAGTCGTTCCCAAGGTGTTGCATCATCCTTAAGTAAGTCGTACATTCCATCAATGAATGTAACGACAGCAGACTTAACTAACCAAGAGAAAAAGTCTACGACCTTTTTAAGTCCCTCTAAAATAGAGATAACTTTCGCTTGGTTCTTTTCATCCGCCAACCATTCTAAGATTGGTTTTAATACCAGATACTTAAATAATCCACCAAGGAATCCTAATAACCCACCAAAGAAGTCTGGAGCAACTCTACCAAGAACTCCTGAAGAAAACTTGAATGATCCTTTTAGTTTTTGTGTTTCTGTATATCTTGCTTGAAAAGAATCTTTAAGTCTTCTCTTTTCCTCGGCTTTAAGACGCTTTAATTTTAACGCTCTAATACTATCTAAAGTCTTTGAAATACCATTAAGACTTAGACCAATGTTATTAATCGCCTGTAATTGTGTTGCAAATACTTTTGATTGCTTCTTCTGTTCACCTCTTGCAGCAGCACTCATACCGCGACCAAAAGATACGTTGCTTATTCCTGTCGTAGGAATGACTTTATATATGTTTACTGTCTTAGTTTCCATTTATTACTTCTTAGCTGGCTGCTGCTTAGCTGGTGCCTTTTGAGGAATATACTGTGTATTATTTATCGGTACTGGTCGATCGATCGGAACCAACTTCAACAGAATCAGAGGAATAGGAACAAATTCGAGAGCAGTTTGCATTGCATATTCAGCAGACATACCTCCCTTAGGATCAAAAGCACTCATGTTCTGGTTAAAAATACCAAAGACTCTAGGATCAACACCCAGTTCTGGGGATTGCTGCATTAAAGCAGTCTGTTGAGTCATGCCAGCAATACCAGCTAAGGCATCAAAGACACCACCCATACCAAACTGACCTGCTAATGTTCTAGCAATACCAATAGGTCCAGGCATACCTGGGAACTCTTCCAATCCGAATAGATTTGATAGTCCAGGAATATTAGCAACACCTGGGATACTCTTAATAATTGCACCGACTGTTGGATTCTTCTGAATGAACTTACCAATACCACCAAAGAATTTCTGAACGCCCTGAGGTAACATACCACCAAGACCACCAAGTGCTCCACCAATACCTCCTTTGAGGAATCCATTGACAACACCACCAAGACCTGATCCTAATGTATCCGTAACTCCTTGGAAGAAGTTACCCATAGTCTCTGGGAAGAAACCAGTTAAAGCACCAACAGTGTTAGTAATTGCACCGATAATATCACCAGATGCAAGAGCTGTAACTGCCTTAATACCAGCAATGACAGGTGCTAATGGTGGGAAAATAACACCAACAGCAGTTGTAAGTAAACTACCAATTGGAGAACTCAGGAAGTTACCAACACCACTTACAACACTACTAACTGCCTTTACAACACCACTAAATGCTTTTTTAATACCCTTGAAAATACCACCAAGGAAGAATGGTTTCAGGTTGTTAGGTACTTTACCGCCTTTGGAAAAACCAAATGCCTTGCTAAAATCAAGACCACTTGTTTTGAAACTGCTACCGAAATCTAAACCAGGACCTGAATAATCACCCCAACCAGGAATCTTGTCTTGCCAACCTGTAGAGTTGGTCCACATGTCCACTTTTTGACCATCTGGACCATATGGATTCAGACCCCTATTGTTTCCGAAAAGATCTCTTAAATCAAACCCGTGTGTTCCACCATAGGTATTAGGATTAACAGGTCCCTTATTCTGTTCTGGATCACCAAATATTTCTTTAGCAACGTCTTCTATAGAATAACGTCTGCCTGTATTATCTGTTAACTCTCCGCTCTGGTCAGCATAATTTAAAGGATTGATGCCGCTCTTCGGACCAGCATATCCATCTTCACCTGGTGAAGGATATCTGGAGGGATCAATACCAGTTCCACTACCTGCTCCTGGTCCTTTATCACCTAATCCAAGGAGATCTAATACATTAAATCCATCTCCCTGTTGACCTTTCTTAAAACGATCTACTGCGTCTGCTAGTCCGCCTTCTTTTAATCCACCAACAGTGCCTAAATCATAGGCAGAATATTTTTTACCTAATAACCCTTCAGCAATTGCCTGCGCCTGCTCAAACGGTAAAGCGGTGTCTGACTCTGAAGATTGATAGGGGAGAATCGCGTAGCCGCGACCATCCTGTGCTGGAGTTGTTGTACTTTTTGTAGGACTGTCTTCGCTTCCTCCCTCAGGATCTGGTTGCCAAGTTGTTCCATCCCAGATAACAGGTTT